CAGCCTGCATCACGCGGGTCGTCGATACCCATCTCCTTGAGCCCGGCCTGAAAGCACCGTTCGTAACACATGAACCCGGTGTCGATGACTACCGTGCGGCAGTAATCCGGCTGAGCTTCAAGCAGGGCCAGCACATCAAGGAACTGATCCCAGTTCTGCACGAACTGCTGCCGCAGCCGCAGCCCGCGCCCGCCCGGTTCGAACATGATGAAGAACGGGTCATCGAAACGGGCGCACAGGCTGGTCTTGCCTATCTTGCGCTCACCGTAGATGAGCCACGTATAGTCACCCACATTCTCAGACGGCACACTGGGGGCCGTAGGGAGCTGCTGGATGGCCTTGGGCTGTGCTGGGGCAGTGGTAGCCCGGCCCGTACTCCGGGTCTGCCTGCGGGTCTGTTTGCGCCGACCCGTGCTGCGCTTGGTTGTGGCCATGGCTGGCCCTCCTTAGGCTGGTGCACCCAACTCTGGGAACAGGCTGGGCCGCTGTGTGTACCCGGCCATCTTCCCTGAGCTGCACGCACTGATGAAATCACACGTATACTTGTGGTCACATGCTGTATAGTTCCGCGCCCAAGGTTCGGCACCCGTGATGCAGTTCTGTGCCCGATTTAACCAGTAGCGCAAGTTCTCTTGAAACACCTTCTTGTCCTTGGCTGTGTACACCACTTCAAACCGTTTGAAGAAGTGGTCTGGGTCACGGCGTACATGGTCACGCACCTTGGCTTGAAGGTCTCGCAGGCTCTCGCCCTTCGTTTGCTTGTGGCCCGGATTGCGTATCACATTGTACAGCACTCCGCGAACCGGGTCATTGTACTGCGCTTCATCCGCAGTTATGTAGAACAGGTTTTGGAAGTTGAGGTCGAGACGCTCAAGCAACGCTTCCTCTTGAATGCGGCCCATCGTCTTCGTTTCAAGCAGCCACAGCTTCCCATTCGTACGGAACCTGCCGTCCTTCTTGCCGCGCAGCCTGTAACCATGCCAGTCGATGTCAAACAGTTCTTCGAGCGACACCCACTCCCGCTTCGACCAGTCATCCGTATGGTACTCCATGTATTCGGTAAGCAACACACAGATGACAGCCTTGTCCTTCTCGAGTTCCTCTTCGGACTTACCGCGGAACTCCTCCCGGTGTGATTCCACGTAGTCATCCAGCCACTTGTCCAACCTGCGCTTGCCCGGCAGCTTACCACGTCGCATGAACTGGGAGTATATCTTGTCCAGCATCTCATGCGTTATGCTACCGAACCCAGTGGTGCGCCCACCCTTGTCTTTCACCCAACGGTTGATGGCATACAGGAACGCCATCGGGCAGCGCAAGAACGCTGTGAACAACGACTGGCTCACCCCGGTGCCATGTAGGGTGAAGCCCTCTGGTGTGGCAAGGCTCGCCACTTCGACCACGCCTCCTCTACGCTTCCGCATCCGTTACCTCCATGAAGATGTCCTCCAGCCTGCGCACCGTTGTCAAGTAGTGCGAACTCGCCTTACCACCCTGCCGAAGCAGGTATGCCGGGTGCAGGATGGTCTCGTGTATCGGGAATTCCTTGGCGTAGTAACGCTCAGGCACCCGGCCCACGAACACCACAATCTCCGGGCGCACCTGCCTGTATATCTGCATCACGTTATCCATGCACGCTACCACCTCACTGGAAGTGGGTGGCCGATTGTCCCCACCCTTGCGTTCGGTGGGGTGGCACATTACACAGTTCGTGATGAAGTAGGTGGGTATATCTATCTGGATGCGGGCTGCTGCCTCGCGTATCATCTCATCCAGAAGCTGCCCACTGGGGCCAACGAATGGCTGACCGCGCAGGTCTTCCACCCGGCCCGGTGCCTCTCCAAGGAACAGCAAGTCCGCCGGGCTGGTGCCCCTGCCCCACACCACCTTCCGGCGTGTACGGTGCAGCGGGCAGCGGGTGCAGCTTTCCAACGCTATACTCTTGTGTCTTTTCGCGGGCATAGCCTTCCCTCCGTTAGGCAGAACAGGTTATCAAGTAGGTACTCATCGGTCGGTGCCTTGTTGAACTTGTGCACGAGCTGGTCAATCTCTTCCCAGTGGCACCAGAATCCGCAGTGCCACGCTTCACACCATGCGTGCACCTTGTTCCCACGCAGCCGCGCACCACAGCCCGGCACCGGGCACGCCAGCGAGCCGGCCAGAAGCCACGAGCCCCGGTGGTATTGTTCGCGGTCAAACTTGCGTAGTCGCTTCGGCATTACAGTTCCCCCATGGCTGCGAACCCCAGCCCAATCGCGTCGTACTCATGGTCACTCATGGACTTGTGTTCGATGAGGTACCTGTTCCACACCCGTTTCACACGGGCTTCCGTTGCTGCCTTCGTAAGCTGGCCCTTCCACCGCCGAGCAGGCCAGATGTCAATCTCCTTGACACCCAGCATTGTTGCGACACCAGCATAAGCCCCAGCCAACGACGCGAGGCGGAACGTGTCACCTCTGCGGGTGGCTGTCATGCTGGTCAAGTTACCTTCCCACATCTCAACGCCCTCAATGATGACGCGCGTCAGCGAATCAGGAAACATGACTTCGTTGATACAGCTCATCACGTTCTGGAACTGCGAAGCCATGTGATACACCTGCACACCCCAATCCACATCCTTCCCACGCATCGAACGGGGCAGACCAATGACATGCATCATTGGCATCCACTCACCATGCCAGAACGCTATGGCAGTGTTCCAGCCGGGGTCGACTGTGATGGTGCGCCGTAGCGCTCGCGGTCGCTTTGCCAGTGTCTTACGTTGCACGACTTCCTCCGCGGAAACAAGTGATGGAACCATCACCCACAAAGCAGCCCTTCGGTGAGTTGCCGAACCTGTGGCTGTTAATCCACGTGGACAGCTTGGATATGGTATCCTCTAATTCATCCATATCCTTGAACCTGTGCTGACTTGGATACAGCAGCCACCGGGCAAAGATATTGTCGTCGGCATACAGTGACAACAACTCCGGCCACGACTCTCCCCACAACTGCATACAACGCGCTTCAACCTTTGACGCTGCCAGCATGGTGCACCCCTTTCATGCGTTTGATGATGTTTCGGTGGATTACATCGTTGGCCTGCCCTTCGCGCACGCCATTCACCATGTCTTCGTCAACGGTGTCCTCCACCACTAGGTCTATGATGAGACTGCTATCTACCTTCCCTGCTGCAATCAGCCTGTCCTCTGCCTGCGTGCGTGCCTCACCACTGGCTGTACTGTAGAACACTGCTGTACTGGCAGCGGCAAGGCTGTATCCCCGTGCTATCTGTGTCTGCACCACCATGAACCGCAACTCACCACGCTCGAACGCCTGAAGCTGCTCGTCCCGCTGGGCGGGCTTGATGCCACCGTACATGATACCGCACTTGCCTCGGTACCGTTTGTTCAGCTTCTCGTGTATCATGTGAATCTCGTGCAGGTAGGTGCACCATATCACCACCTGCTGGCCCTTCAACTCAGTGCATAGCAGGTACAGCAGTTCGGTGAACTTGGCATCGTACACAAAGTCGTCTCCAACGTACCCACCACACAGCTTCCGCAGCCACACGAAACGGCTCGTAGCCCAGATGGTATCATCGTAATCATCAGTGAGCCCTTCGAGCACGAATTCCTTTACTGCGGTATCGTAGGTCTTGCGCACCTTCGGCGGCATCTGCACACCACGGCGAACGTATATCTTCTCGCCGCCCAGCCCGGCATCCTTGCGTGTCATGTAGAACGCATGGTCAGCCAGCCTGCGGTGAATGAGCGTGCTGCCGGGCCGGGTAGGACGCCAGTCATACGCAATGTTGCGGAAGTAGTTTTGCCTGAACTCCCAGTAGCTGCTGCACCCCAGTATATCCGGGTCGACGAAACGGCACTGCTGATAGTAGTCCAGCAGCCCATCGGGCGCGGGCGTACCTGTTAAGGCATACCGCTCGGGCACATCACGGAAGTGTTTGGTGTAGAACTTGCTGACTTTGGTGGTAGGATGTTTGATGAACGTTGATTCGTCTAGGATGACACTGCCCCACTGCACAACGGAAACCTCAGGTATGACACGATGCCCTTCCTTATTGAGGATGTACCACCGTGCCCCGTCTGAGAGTCCCTGCTCCAGCTTGTTGAGCCGCTGTGTGCGTGTACCCTGTAGCACCACCACATCATCTATTCCTTCCAGCAGGAGGTCACTACGCCAGCCATAGAAAGTGCTGAACGGCCCGACGACCAGCGTAGGGTATGCACCCTTGAAGTCAACGCTGCGGATAGCTACTAGCGTTTTCCCCAAACGCATTTCCATGAAGAGCAGCCCGCCACACCTGCGCAGGGTGTACCGGAATGCGCTACGCTGGCATCGTCGGAACGGGCGTCTCATGATACAAGGGTCTCCACCGCTGCGTTGTCGATGAGCTTGCCGACGTGTTCCATCAGTGGCCGGAGGTCATGCATGTCCTCAACGTAGGTCTCCACCAATTCATCGGGAAGCCCTATCTGGTCACGAAGCATCTGGGTCATCCTCCCCATTTCGTATGCCTTCCCAACCACTTTCATGATGAGTGCGAGTTCACGCAAACGCAACGCATCCGCCTTGGCTTCCTTGGCCCGCTGCAATGCCGGGCTCAGTATCTCGCGCCAGTATGCGGTCTTGGTGCTATCCGTCTGGTCGAGCAGCTCAGGGTTCAGCTTGAGGCCCGCTTCGATAGCTTGTACGAGTTGGTCGAGTGCTTCTGCTAACATGGTAGTTCCTCCGCGTGAGGGTGTAAAAGAACCGGGGCACCCGAAGGCACCCCGGCTGCGAACTCGCTGCTGGGTAGTGGCAGTTCTACCCGCGAGCCCGCTTCCGCTTCCGCCCGGTGGACGCAGCCTTTGGGGAGGGTGCTTTCCCCTTGCTGCCCCGTTGCTTCCGTGCGGGCGCGGCATCCTTGGTGATCTCCGCATAGGGCTTCTTCGGTTTCGGATATCCGACGCGCTCCTTGTTGCCCTTGTTCATCTCCGCCCTGTACAGCTTGGCAACCGTGTCCCCGAACTTGCGTTCCGGGTACTCCTTCTGGCAGCGTGCGACTATCTCCGCATCCGTCAGCTTCTGCTCGTGAACGAGTTGCATCACCAGCTTCGACAACGGTGGCTTCCCGTCCGCCTTCTTGCCACCACCCTTCGCCTCTGCTTTGGTGGTGGACTTCGTCTTACGTGTGGCCATCTCCTCTCCTTCTGGTTGAGGTGGGTATACCATAATCTGACCGAGCTGCCCGTACTGCTCCGCCTGAAATATGCTGTGCATACCGGGCATGAACTCAGCAGGGTTGAACGTCGTTGCCGCCTTCCAGTTCTTGGCGAACTTCAACGGTGGCGTCATGCCATACCGTTCATAGCTATTCATCAACGACTGGTACTGCAATGCGAGCACATACTCGTATGCAGTGTGCACCTCCTCTGGGAACGGGCTGCGCATGATAGGCATCCACCAGTCATAGATGGCCTGCGCTACCGTGAACTTCTTGTTGTGCTCGTCCATCCCAGCGTTCACCATCGTCATGAACGCATCGTGCGGGTAACGAAAGTCCTTAGGGAACGCCCGCGTGTCCCCCGCCTCCGGTGCCACAGGGGCCGGGTCACTTGCTGTGGTGCGCGGGCGTCGCGCCAGTTTCCGCCTCGGTCTTCGTGCGGGCATCTTACTTCGCCAGTCCGATGGTGATGCCCTTCGTGCCGGTCATCTTCTCGATGATGAACTTGGCGTGTTCGGCACTGAAACCGTACTCGAACTCGTTGTCCTTGGGGTCTGCCTTCAACAGCCCACCCTTGGAATTACAGTACCCGAGCACGAGATTCTTCACGTCGATGCTGATATCGCCGGCGAACTTGACCCGCACCTGCGCCTTCCACTCCTTGGCGGGCTTCGCCTGCTTCGGCGCGCGGATGGGGCCGCCCAGCTTGTTCAGCACTTCCTTGAGGACAGGCAGTGCGTCGGCCTCGAGCGAACGCTCCGCGTAGTGAACAGCGTTCTGCACCATCAGCCGGTTATTCATCGTGATGGCAGCGAGCACAGCATCGGCATCGTTGTCATTTTCGATGAACGCACACAGCGTCGGCGCGTTGTTGAACTGCTTTACTTTTGCCATTGCTTCACCTCTTCAGTTTGAATGTGAACACGAACTCAACACCCGGTTCCATGGTGCCGGGATACGCCATTATACCTTCGGCAATGTGCTGGTCCATCACCTTCCAGTCCATACGGTACACTTCACCGCCAGATTCAAAGTCACATCCCATGCTATCGCGGCGAAGCACCTTCCCCAACTGTGCACCCTCCTTTCTAGCCAGCTCTGCCATGGTGTAGTCCGCTTCGGTCTCGCAGGACATGTCGTTGCCGGGGTCGAATGCCGGGTGGTCGGCCCCTGCTGGTCGTGGTAGCTTGTTCATTGTGCACCCTTCGTTAAGTTGTTGAATGGCTCTGCCTTACGCCACCCTAACAATATACAGTCTGGCAACTGCCCGCGCAAGGGCCGGGCCATAATTGCCCGTTGCGCGACGCTGGGGCCGGTTTTAGCCCTGTGGCCAGTTACGGCAGGCGAAAACGCCATGCAAACGACATGCCAATCACAACTCCATTCCACGCTCTGTATGCGACCGCCCAGCCGAGCCGGCCCCCTCCCCTACTACTGGGCCGGGTGTGGTCCTCGCGGTCTGCTGCGCGGTCGCACAGGTACTCACAATTCAAAGGGCCGGGGCATTGCTGCCCCAGCCCTTGCGGCTGGCCTATATGGTGGTACTGGTCAGCAGCCGTTGCGCCTGCGGTTCTCGCGCAGGGCTGCACGCACAGGCTTCCAATGTTCCCTGTAGCACTTGTCACACACGGTGGCTATTCCCACATCCGGCTGCGGGCCTACCTCCGCATCACCGGGGTCGTTGTCCACCCACATCTCGCGCGTCCATGTGCTGCCGCTGCTGGGGTATGCACCACACAGGGCACACGGTTCCGGCCCGGCAAGCTGCTCCGCTGCTGCCTGCGGGTTTTCAGCTATCCACCGCTGCACTTCCGGGCAGGTGCCAAACGTACTCCAGCAACTGCCGTTCGGGCTGGCCAGTATGCAAGTGTCACACGGGCACGGTTCCCCGTGCGGTTCCTCAAACAGTTCCAAGTCCTCCACGGCAGCTTCCCACCGGGTGGGTGGCAGGCTGCGGTATACGGGCCACCATCCGCGCTGCTGTATGGCACGTATCACACGGGCCAACTGCAAAGCCTTGGCACCTTCCGCGCTCGCCATATCCCGCTGGTCAGCTTGGTAGTCGTCGTATCCATCCGCGCTGTAGGTCTCGGTGTCCAAATGGTTGTGCCAAGTGCTGCGGGCAAACCGTGCGCAGCTACGGGCAAACCGCACCAGTGCAGCCACACTGTTCGGCCGTGGGTAGTGCCGCGCACCCTTGCCGGAGATGATGTCGTTGGCCCGCCCGTGCACTGCCTGCCGCACAGCCTGCGCAGCCCGTGCATCCTGCCGGGTTGCCTGTGCTACTGCTGCCACCTGTGCCCGCATGGTGCGCACCTGCTGCGCAGCTTCATGCCGCATGTCCCACAGTATGCACGCCCACTCCAACACCTCGCCCACACTGGGCCTATCAAACTTCAATGCGCTGGTAATCATGCTGCACCCCTTTACGTTGTGGGGCCGGGTTGCCGCCCGGCCCCGGTTTGGTTGTCACGATTCGATTTCGTTGGCCAGTGTGCCGGGCACCGTATCAGCAAACGCACGGCTCTTGTCAATAAGCCCGGCCACTTCACCCAGCCACTGCCAGCTCGCCCGCCGTGCCTGTGTGTAGCAGTACCTCGCGCCGTCATAGCGCAGGGAACACGTCACTCTCAACTGCCCGTGCACAAACTCGCTCTCGCGTTCCTCGGTAGGGGCACGCCGTGCCTCCACCTGCCATGTGGTTCCATCATCGTTGCGGGCTGTGGGGCCGCGCATACCGTGTGTAGCGTACAGCCACGGGGCACTCCAACCCAGCTTCCGCAGTGCCGCCTGTAGCTTGCGAAGTGAAATGTACGTTGTTGCCATGCTGCACCCCTTGGTTGAATGGAAGTGGCCTGCCAGCCACACACGTCTATTATAGCTTACGCGCAGGCTGTGCGCAACACCTTTATTCAACGGAATTCGCCCTGCCCGCGTAGCAAGGAACGTGCCAATCATGTGACTTTCTGCAGTCCACGCTATGCGACCAGCCAGCAGACGGGGCTAGGACTGGGGGCTGTGGTGCCGGGCCGCTGGGTGGGGGCTGTTGCGCGGTCGCACAGGGCCGACCACAACGCAGCACGGGCCGGGGCTGCTACTGGCCAGCCCGGCCCGGTGGTATGCCTACACGTAGCAAGGGCCGGGCATTGCTGCCCGGCCCCTGCTGTGCTGTGCTGCGGGTGGCCTTACTTGCTGGCCTTGCCGCTGCCCTTGCGTACACGCTTCACCTTGCGGGTGCGCTTGGCCGGGGCCGGGGCCGGGGCCGCTGCCTTGGCCTTGCTCTCAGCCTTGGGGGCCGGGCCACCAATGCGCACCAGCCCGCTAATGGCCTCGCCCGTTGCCGGGTTCATCCGCTGGCCATTGTTCAGCAGGTTGCGGTAAATGCCAGCCACACGCGGGCCGGGGTCGTTGTCGTACTGCGCCTGCACCTTAGCGTATATGGCTTCGTCGGACAGCTTCTGCTGCACAACAAGGGCCATGACGAACTTGGACACGGGCACGCGCTTTTCCTCGGCCTGCTTGGGCTGGGCCTTGCTTGCCTTGGCCTTGCTGGCCTTGGCCTTGCTGGTGCTGCGCTTGCGGGTGGTGGTTTTGGTAGTGCGGGCCATGTCGGCCTCCTTCTGGTTGTGGGGCTGTGCCCCGGTGTAATACTTGGTGTATTCATCGCTGCGCAATTGCAGCCACTCGTTGATGTCCTCATAATAGGCGCTCTGGCTGTCCTCCCAGCACTGCCAAATAAGGTGCTTACCGGGCTTACGGTGGCTGGCATCTTGCGGCCCCCATGCATCATCTTCACACATCTCGCCAGCTATCAGCCCGCCCAGTGCGTTACTCAGGGTGCGCAGGTGGCGCAGGGCCGTGCCCTTGCCAATACCAAAGTGTGCAGCCACATCAGCAGTAGTTACAGCGAACATGTCACAGACGAACAGATACAGGTTGTAGTGGGAGAGGAAGGTGGGAAGTGTGAACTGCTTTGCCATGCTGGGCTCCTTTGCGTTGTGTACCTCTATGATAGCACAATAACCGGGCCGTGACATCCCCCTCCTCGAAATTAACTAGAAATGTGGGCCATACGTCCTGGAAACCCCTGAATTTAGTTCGTTTGATTAACGCCCAAACAGTAACCAAACGGGCAAACGCCATCACAACGCCATACCGCACTACGGGTGTGTATACCTACTGTAGATGAAGGGAATGTGGGCCGTACATAGGGGCACCCACCCCAGCGTATACGGGCATGGCGTTTGTATGGCATTGTGACCACCTGCCAGCCCCGTAGGAGCAGGCTACCGGGGCCGGGCCTGTACCGGGCAGGGGCAGCGGTCAAGTCTGGTGTGGGGTCTGCTACAGGGCAGGGAACAAACACAGAAGCCGGGCAGCTTACGCCACCCGGCCCCCGAGGCAGAAGCAACGGCACAGGCACCACAGCACGAGACGCCCACACCGCACTTCAGGCGGAACCTAGTCGTCGAGTACGGCCACCAGTGCGCCTTCCAACGCGGAGACCACGCTGTCCAGCATCCGGCGTTCCTCTGCTTCAGTCATGCGGGGAATGTCAATCTTGTTATTGAGGAACGTCACCAGCTTGCCGCGCAGCCTGCCGTCCTTCAACCGTTTCCTGAGGATGCCGAGTACAATGCGCTTCGCCCACTTGCCCAGCATTCCCAGCTTCTTGTTCTTTGCCATGCCTGCCTCCTAGCTATGGGTGGAACAGGTGAATCCCGTGGTGGTGGTCTCCGCACACGTCGAAGTGTAACCACGCCACATCATCTTCAATGCGCCGTATCCACGGGAATAGTTGTTGATGGTTCATGATGATGTCGCGTGCCTGTGTAGCGGTTACACCTGCAATCAGCATATCCACCGCACGCCCGAACCTGTGCTGTGACATGCTGGGCACCGGGTCACCAGCGTTGAGCACCACACTTTCGTAGTACCTGTCGGGCCTGTAGCCCGACCACTGCCGCCACTCACACTCCGGCTTGTTCGCCTTGCGTTTCCACCACCAGTTGTTGATAGTGCATGGCGCACCGAAGAACGTGCGGATGTTGTCAGCCGTTACCAGTACGCGCACGTCCATGAAGTAGCGCAGCCCGGCGACACCCCAGCGGTCGAACTCCCACGGTGGTAGGAATTCGTGTGCCTTGAAGTGCTTCGGCATGTAGTAGTCAGGCAGCTTGCACATCATACGAACTCGTAGAAAACGGCGAACTCACCGGATACCTTGCTGTTCGCGCTGCTCACGCTATCCACCCGCAGCTTGATGTCCGCCAGTGGCGGCACCTGTATTGCCTTGGTGAACGGGCGGAATAGTGAAGGCTGCGTGTCGGTCAGACCCAGTGATGACTTTGAGAGGAAGATACCACCGGATTCACGCACGTACAAGCTGAAGTCGATGTCCACACCGGCGGGTGAACCGGGCAGCACCGTGAGCAGCATGTCCGCAATGTATGCCCGCTGCACCGTGCGCCCATCCACTTCGGCAGGCACCGTACACAGGGCCATCAGCGTTTGCCCTACACCGACATCAATCTTGGCACGAACGTTTCCGGCAGCAGGCACGCCCACAGTCGGGGCCGCTTCGGTTCCAACGTACACGTCACCCGCTGGGGCAGTAGCCCCTGAGATGTACGCCCGATACGTGCGCAGCCACGTTCCCGGCAACACGACGCCAGCCTGCCCGGCGAGCGTGACGGTAGCTGTGGTCTCCACACCATCAGCATCCAGCCCTACCACGGTCACGTCCATGGTGTCCCCGCCATCGGAACTGCTGACATACAACGTCTCAGCACTGGCGGCGAATGTGTAGTCTCCACCTGCTGACCAGATATCCTCAGCAGCATCGACATCACTGTTCCTGCCGAACTTACCGATGCCCTCGTTTCTGGGGTCGAACATGGTTCCCTCACTTTCCAAGGAAGTGTTTGCCTACTTCAATCAGCACCATGATGACACCCACAGCCCCGGTCACCTTTCCGGTGAGCTTGGCTAGTGACTTGTCAACGTGTGCTATGGATTCAGCGTTCTTACCCACCAGCTTCGTGATGTTGGCGATATCCTCTTTGTTGCGGTTCGTGGTGGTCTCGTTGGAACTCAGAGTCTTCTCCACTTCGCCTACCCTTCGGCCAAAACCGTTCAAGTCCTTTTCGATACGTGGATGGTCATGGTGCGGGACTTCACTCATATTGCCCGCCTGTCATGGTATCCACGTGTGTAGATGGTTGCTGTGCTGGCGCTCCCCGCGAAGGTCTCGGCAAGGTACACGTTCTGCGAGTTGTCCGTGATGAGTGGTATCTGTGCAGCAATCTGTTCACCTAATGGCGACAGAAGCTTGAACGAGAACGTAGGTATGGATGCTCCACCCAAGGTGCCATCCCAAAACTGCACCTGTGAGATGGATGCACCGTGTAGCCCGGACACCCAGAAGTCCCCACGCAGGCTCAAGCCCAGAGGCATACTGCTGGCGAGCTGCCGGGTGGTTACTGTAGGTGCAGGTGGTACAGAAAAGGAACCTTCGCTGACGTACTCATTCCAGAGGAAGTAGTCATCATCAAGGTTGTGTACGAACGGGCGAATCTTGCTGGTGGTGTCAATCCAGTACACCGAAGCCACCCGGCGATAGTAGGTGTAGCCACTGTCTGCCAGCAGGGCACTCGCGTTCAGGTTCGTGTCGTACCCGGCATCCACCGTGCCATCAGCCTTCTTGATGAGGAACAGGTGATACCATGTATCGTCGGTGAGAGCGATTGTGCTGGCCCGGCCACCGACTAGGTCACCCACTGCCCACACCGCATCCAACTGCTTCCGCAGGGCAGACGCGTTGTGGCGTATCACCACATCCGCACCAGTAGCCCGCGCGATACCGGGGTTGATGTTCACGCTGCTGCTGGGCCACCCGGCAGCACCTATCCAGTAACCCTGCATGTCACGCCCCAGTTGGAGCAGGCTCTGCAGCAGGATGAGGTCAGCCGTTACGTTGCCCTCGCGGAACGCAGTGTTCACGCTGTTGACTTGGTCACGGACGAGGTCGCCCTTCTGCACCCGGTCGTTGGCATTGCGCGCGGAAGCTTCGCTGTCGATAGCTGCCTTGATAACCGTGTACGCCTGATTCATCGCACTGATAGCTTCGCTGGGGGTGTTCAACGTAACACCGAAGCCCTCCACAATGTTGGCGAGCTCCTCCTGCACGGCGTTCATTGTATCGAACGTCACCTGTGTGGCATCGTAGGAGGGGAGGTTCTCCTGACGGAATATGTTCTTCCCCCCACTGGTGCCATAGCTGTCACCGATTGTTCTGTGCATTGTGCCTCCTACGAGATATTGAACTGGACAAGTGTGTGAGCAGGTTTCATCTTGTTGAACACACAAATGATAAGGTCAAGGTTCGGTTCACTACCTGCTATGTTGACAATCCATACGTGTAGCTGGGCCGCACTCCACACGCGCCTATCAGGGCTGGACACTGGGGAAGTAGGGCCGACGCGCGTCTTGTCAGTGTCTATGGCACTGCCCGCCCGGAATGGTGTGCCCGCGCCACCACCTTGTGTGATGGTGATGGTGGCACCATAGGACTGAGCCAAGTCGATGAAGAACTGCTCACTCAACCCAGTGTACTTCGTGGTATACTTGCTGTGTGCCGCGAGCCTGCGCTGTGCCTGTGTGGTGCCTAGCGGGAAGCACTCCTCAGGTAAACCCAAGTCGGTCTCCCAGTCTGGCAGCAACTCGGTCTCATCACTCAAGCCGGGAATACCGTTGCGTATCAACGTGAGCAGGTGGTTATCCAGCCTGTTCAACTCGGCAGCAAAGCAGGACAGCAGTATATCCAGTGTGGATGCCATCAGTTATCCTCCCAGATGCGGCCCCTCGGCAGCAGCTTGTGCATCATACGTGTGTACTCGGTTTCGTTGTACTTCTTCACAGGTATCAGGGGCCGCAGGTCAGGTGCACCACTGTCCGGGTTGAAGGGCCAGTACGTGCGCACGAATGCGTCTTCCCATACTTCACATTGTGTTATTGTCAGCATTCGTTACCTCACGTAAGTGTGGTGAAGGTGACAGTGCCCAGCAACGGATACTGGAACCCAGTAAACACGAGGTCGCCACGCCCGTTGATAACTGCACCGGTGATGCTTGTTATGCTGAAGTCCGTAACGCCCGCAGTGCTGATGGCGTTGTCCAACTGGGTGCGCAGTAGGTTCTCGCCCGGTGCTGCCTGTGTAGCAAAGAACTCATCGAGATTCGCCTGAACGTTGTCCTGCATGGCTGTTGAGTTGGGGTCAAGCGCAATGGTCATGTCCACAATCTCATCATCTGTGACATCGACCGTCAAGTCCGTGGTTACAGGCATTCGCTCTGCGAGATAGTCATACACCGTGGGGATACTGGCTGTGCCCCGGTATATCAGTGTCACCTGCCCCGGCCCCGGTGTGATAGGGAAGCACCACGCACCACTGACACCGGGCACCTCTAGCGCCCAGCGTTCATAATCCTCAGCAGTGCCGCCCGCAGGTGGCTCTTGAATCCGCAGCAGGATGCGCTCGCGGTAGTCATCATCGCTCTCCTCATCAACACCATTAGCGAAGTCCCCCGCAGCCAGTGCATCAGTGACACCCGTGATAGGTTCGATGAGTTCAAGCACCGTAGCACTGGCGATATTGCCAGCTACGCCCGGCTCAACTGCCGTGGTAGGTAGTTCAGTGTAACCACCCGCGATATTACCGCTGCCCGTGGTCTCGAACTCAACACCGTCCTCAGTCTGCACCCGTGTACCCGAGGGCACGAGCGTGCCGTTTACACCGTTGAACCGTGTGATACCAGTGGCGAAGGCTGCTGCCTTGCGCGTGACACCCCACATGAAACCATGTCTGTCAAGGTACTCGGTCTCAGCAGTAGCGACAAACAGTTGCTCACCCCAGAACGTGAGGAAACCATACACAATGTGGATGGCCCCAGCAAACACCCGCGCCAGTATGCGCAGCAGGGCACGCCGGAGCAATGACGTGTTGCCAGTAAGACGAGACTCCATGTCTGATTCGATGCGGTCGATTATCGCCGCAAGTGTTGGTCTGCTGAAAGCCATCATCCACTCCTTGCAATCTGGTTCTGCCAGTTGTAGAAGTAGCGAAAGAACGTTGCAGTCACTGCTTCCGGGCGCACGATGCGCACTTCGATGGAAAGCTCGTATGTACCTGCACGACTGGCGCTCACTTGTACCTCACTGGCTACGCCATCATCTATCATCCATTGTAACCCTTCCTTCGCGAACTCCTCTGCGCGGGCGGGCAAGTCGGTCACGAACTTGCCCCGGCCCAGTAGCCACAGCTTGGAGCCTATCAGGTCTGGGTTAGTTTCATCAGGGTCTGCCCGGTCTGCCCACCACCCTTCGCGGCTACCATCCTCATCAGGAAGAACGTCCTCTTCATCGGCCCTGCGGTTACTGAACAGGGAGATGATGACGGACGTCTCAAGCCCGTCGTCCCGTTCAAGATCGCGGTCACCAACAACGATATCGCCATGCCCAATAGTGGGCTCGAATACCATGCGGGCATCACCTTGCGTAGTCATCACTCCGCCTTTGTCTTCGTGGTGAAGTTAGTAGGCACCATCGGGGTTAGTGGTGGCCCTGTCGGTGCTCCCGGTGCTGGTGGAGCCGGGAAGTTGTGAGTGTGCAGGTCAAACAGCGTTGCGAACGTATCATTCACCAGTGTCTTCACAGCAGCCGTCGCACCCAGTTCAATGTCACCACTGGGTGTAACCTTGTACTTCCCATCTGCGTGCAGTTCAATGTCACCGTTCGCTTTGAATACCACCATGTTATCCGGGTTACGGTACACAGCCACCTCGCCAGCCGCGAGCCCGGTGGGCCTGCTGGCCCCGGTGCCTACCACCACAGCCACGGGCCTGTCACGGTTGCCACCCACGAGCAGCACAAGGGCCTCAGAGCCCTCCTCCGGATTGCTGGTTAGCCCGTGGGCCTGTATGCGCTGCACTGGCTCCAGCGGCTCTCCTGAGCCGACCTCTACGTTTAGTAGCTGCATAGCCCCGGTATCGTCCACAGTGTTGACAATACCTTCGAGCACCATCTGCGCTACCCTGCGCTTCAGTGGCGCTATCCACCGCTCTAGCATACTGCGCAGGTCACCGGGCATACTACCACCCCACATTCCGTGTTGGACGCACGCTCTTTGGTGGTTCAGCAATGTACGAGTTAGGCAACACCAGTTCGAGATTCGTCATAGAACCGCTCGCGCTTTTGGTGAACTCCACTGAGTTGATGAGCATACTGTTCCCCACCAGTAGTGAGGGAATGTCTACATTGGTGATACGGTTCATCGGCCACAAGGCACCGGAACTCTGGTGGAAGCCGCGCACCGTTGCGTTCACGGTCTGTGCCTTGCCCGAACGTACATGCGCTTCCCAGCGTGCCTTACTCTGCGCATCCTTGCGTGTCACCCCACCGTCCGCCTTCTGCAGCAGTGGGCGATACCTGGTGATGGCGTCATCGGTTGCGGTGCCTTCAATGGTGATACTGCTGCTGCTCCACCCGTTACCACTTGTAACTTGTGAACCGCGGATGGTGTACTCGCTAAACCTGTCGGCATCATTGAACTGTGCGCTGGCTGCGATTACGTTGACGCCTTCCTTCAAGCTATCATCTGCGAGACGATTGCTGGTGTTCGTAATCACCATGCGCCCGTTGACATCAGTGATTAGCAGGGTGGCACGCTTGCCCGCAGCCCGGGACGCAGCTTCAAACACAGACTCACCCACATCCAGCTTGAAGCTGCTGAACTTGGTCGTGTTGTTTACTTCATCCAGCAACTCGATGGCGAACGGTTCCACAAGGTCAGCCACAATCTGCCGCAGCGTGCGGTTCCGCCATATGCCGGGGCTGTTCATGGCACTGCAATCAACGAGGTCACAGGTGCGGTCGCGCCCAGCTACGCGGATTGTGTGCTGCTCCGCTGCCAAACTAGGGGCCACCGAGTCTATCCACCCAGACATCACCTGTTCTTCTCCTATGTAAATCCGCACGCTCAAGCCGGGCCGCAGTGCTATCACCTGCTTGTTGATGCCCCACACATCAGCCATACCAAAGCCGAAGCTTCCACATAGCCCATCAAGCTGGCGCCGAACGGACACCTCAGTCCACCCGGTATACTCAATGTCATCCACCAGCATTGTGATATCTTCGTTAGGCATCGATGACTACATCCAGTGGCACCCGCGCAGGTACGAAGCCGGGGTGGTCGATTTGGTTTCTGTCGAGTATGTCCTGCTCGCGGTCGGGCGAGCCATACAGTTCATTGGAAAGCACCAGTGCAGGGACGCCCTCTGGCAGTGTTTTCTGTGCCAGCCTGCTGAGCGTTTCGCTGCGCGTGTCCAAGTCATCCATGATACCCACTCGCTGCACACGGAACGCTTCATGCACCTCATCACTGAAACGCTCGGTGTCCAACAGTAGGTCTATCTGTTCGAGCACAATGTCAGACGCACTCTTCGCGTCTTCGAATGTGGCATACACGGTCTCAGCTACCATACCACCAGCACACGCCACGGCGATACTCTGGGTAACGTCGGCTATCAGTTGTGCATCATCATCCGGGTCTGCCGTGCCAGCAGGTGCGAAGGCAAACAGCCCGCGCATTTCCTCGAACTGAGCCGGAGCGTTATCACGGTCAATGAGGAACACACCTTCCGTGGGATATGTGCCGTAAGCTATAGTTCCTGTAAGGCTGCGCACTAGGTCAGCACCACTGGACAGCAGGGCCGCAGGTGCTTCGCGTAGTGCGGTGATGGTGCGCTGGAACTCAGCCACATC